TTGGAGGTGATTGTTATTACCTGATCTATCTGACCATTGAACTAATCTTCTACCCGTTAAGCTTTGAATAGTTGTTGAGTTTTGTGTTGATAAAATGTCTGTATTATATTGGAAGTCATATAATAAAGATAGGGAACTTGTTGTTGGTAATCCTGTAATACTTTGTCCTGCCCCCATAACTGTAGAGTATCCTACTCCCATTCCTGCTTGTTGTACATTTTGTATTCCTGTTGCTTCTCTTACTTGTTCTCTTGTTTTAGGTTTAAAGTAGGGTTGAGATTCTGTTTCTACCCCAAAAGAAACAACTGCTTTACTATAACGTTTAGGAGGTTGTTTTGTTAATTCTTTATTTAAACTATCAGGTACTAAATATCCACTTATTTTTAAACCAAAATTAGTTTTAACACTTCTATTATCTCCTTGAGCTACTTCAGTTTGGTTATTATAAGTATCTATTCTTGCATTAAATTTAAATCTTTCACCATCCCCCCAATATGAATCTGATGCATAATTTATAGATTCTATTAGTTTATTCATTTGGGCTACATAATCTGTCCATATAATACAACTATAAGTTATATTTACATAATCAGGAATTACAGTGGCGTGATATTCTTCTACTGGTTTTCTATTCATTAAAACCGAAAAGTTATCATATTGGTTCTTTTTTGTATATCTTTCCTGAAAAGTATAGTATAACTGAGGACTATTAGCATCCATCTTTTTACCTAAATCTCTTCTTTTTTCAACACTATCCCTTTTAAACATAATAAGTGGAACTTGAAGTTTACCCTCTTTATCTCTAAAATGTCCATCTTTTTGAACCCCTTTCCATCTTTCAGGAGCCCCATACATTACAGGGACATTTATTCTATTTCCGTTTGTAACAACTGAAGGTTGTATAACATTATTAAAATAATAAACTATAGCTTCATCATGGTCTTGTAAACCAATAGATACATCTTGTACTGTGTCGTCTTTACGAGTAGTTATTGTACCCCTATTTATATTTGCTCTATTATCAGGTTTAGGAAAATCGCCTACAGGAAACCCATCAGCAAAATTTGATGTTAAATTATCTCTTAAACGATCATAACCACTTGCGGGGATTGGTTTTTTTGGGTTTAATTGTTTGTTATCTGCCATTTTATCCTAATTGATTTGCTATACCTCCATCTACTTTAGTAGTAGTAGGATATTTACCCCCTCTAAGGGGGATTAAATTAAGTTTTTCTACTCTTGAAATATGAGTATTAACTAATACTGAAAAACTATCCCCAAAATCTACTGTTTCTGTTGAAATAGCATAGTCTGGATCTCTACCCATTATTAGTTGGTTTTCGATTTTGCCATCAATCTCATAGAAATTATTTCTAAAAAGTAATATATCTCCTACTTCAGGTATTAAATTTATATTTCTTAATTCGTTTTTTAAAAATTGAAAACCTACTGACTGGTTAACATCAGATCCAAAATCATTAGATGACCATGATTGGTCATCTCTTTTAATTAAACATGCGATTTTCATGGGTTCATAATAATTTTTACCCATTGACTCACCATAAACATTGGCTGTTGTTTGTTCTAAAGCAAATTTGTAATATGCAACTTCTGTTTGGATGATATCCTTTAAAAGTTCGCTATTTAAATTATGAAATAATGATATGTCTCGTGAACCTCCAAATAACGCCATTATATTCTTTTTAAAGTTTCTATTCTAAATTTAACATTTTTTAATCCGTCTATTCTCATATCAGATGTTTTTAAGTCAGATGTTAACATATCTTTTTGCATTTTTATTATGTCTTCTTTTGGATTTCCTCTTGAAACAAATTTAAGTTTTACTCGTGTAAATTCAATTTTTTCTTTTTGAACATATTCTTCAGGAGTAATATTATTTACAATTGTTACTTTTTCTAATCCTCTAATCTGGTCTAATATATGTGTAATACCTACCCTTTTATCAGACATAAGAGATGCCTGTACTTGGTAAGTATTCATTATTTCTGATAATATATTTTTTAATTTAATCATTACATTATATATATTGGATAAGGTACTTTTGCAAAAGTTTCTTGTGATTGTTGTGCTTCTTGGTTTTTTCTTTCAAGTTGTTTTAATCTTGTAGTTTCTTCTAGTAGTTTTTGTAATTCTTCTATTAAATTATCTTTTTCGCTTGTTGCTTCACTTAATAATCTACTAAAATCTAAAGTTGTATCAGATCCAGGGATGGGTACTGATTGGTATTTACCTCTAATACCTCCTAACATTTCTTTAGCTAAAGCTAATGTATATTTTCTTATCCATTGTCTTCCTGGTTGATTAATAAAGATATATGTAGGATTTGTATATGGTACATTTGATATATCTGTTATTAAATTTGGTGATGGGTTTTTTACTGGGGCATTAGCTACTGATTGAATTACATATTCAAAGTGTAATTTATAATTCTTAGTAGGTATAGGGAATAATTTTAAGTATCTATTATCTGTTATTTCAAAGTGATATCCGGATTTTCTAATAGTATCATTTAATTCTATTGCTTGTAATTTTTGAATATCAAAACTTAAAGGCATTAACATAAAGTTTACACCAGGTGAATAATTACCAAACCCAAATGATTGCATTAATGATTGAATACCTGTACCCGTACCTGCATAAGGGTCAAAATATCTATTAATTGCTGCGGGTGTATTATGATATAGTCTTTTTATATAAATAGCTTCAGAGCCACTAAGAGAAGAACTAATAGAAGATAATAAATCGTGTCTTTGGACTCCTTGAGTTACATTTAAAGTTCCTTTTTGTAATTCATAATCCCCCCCGGAACCATCTGCTTCATTACCATATTGTTCAGATAAATTAACAGTACCCCCTAAATTAGGAGTTATTAATTGGTTATTAAAATTAGAGCCTGTTGTGGTTCCTTCTAAGGTTGAAAAGCTATTAATTATTTGAAAATTATATAACTGAGCACCATATTCGTTTATAGCTTCTTCAAAACATGTATAGAAATTAACTGGTTGTAATTCAATATCTACTAATGGGTATCCTAAACGTTTAGCACACCAATCTGAAACATTATCAGAATCTGTTATAAAAGCAGTATCTGTGTCATAAAACGAAAAAGGTGTTGGGTTCGTTGTTGTTGCAAAAGATGATGAGCCGGGCCAAATTGGAATGTGTGCCATATTTAATTGAATTAGGTTGTTCCATTATAAATATGAAAAAGTTATGGAAGAGGTTACATTCCGTTTAATAATTCAAATACTTCGTCTATTGCAATATGGCGGTGATTATCTAATAGTACTCTTTTATAAACATATTGGGATTCTGTAATTCTTGGTAGGTCAACTATTGCTGAATAATTTTTGTCTTTTAAGTCAATTTGTTGGTTATCTCCACAAAATATCATTGTTGAATTTTTTCCTAATCTACCTAAAGCCATTCTAAATTGTGAGCGAGTTAAATTTTGAAATTCATCAACTATTACTATAGAATTTTCAAATGTTCTTCCTCTAAAATGAGCTAATGAAACTAATTCAATGTCTTCATCCTTTTCCATTTTATCTAAAATAAGGGGTTTATTATAAATCTTACGCATGTTAGACTTAATAGGTACAATCCATGGTTCCATTTTTTCTTTTTCTGAACCTGGTAAGAAACCATTGTCTTCAGTTGATACTGTTGGTCTAGTAATTATGATTTTGTCGATTTGTCTTTTAAAAAACATATCTAAAGCAATTTGACAAGCTAACAATGTTTTACCACTACCCGCTTTTCCAACGATAAAGTTAAATGGGTGATATAATATTGCTTGTTTTGCTGATTTTTGTTCTTCTGAGAGTGTTAGTGAAAATTTAATCTTACCTTTTGGAGGATTTTTTTTTGTGTTTTGTTTAACCATTATATAACGTTTAATAATACATATAAAAAAAAGAGCCGCTATTGCGGCTCTTCTTTTAAATATGATTAAACTAATCCTTATAGATCGTTTAAATCTCTAATATATACTTTACCATAGAAATCTGGACGTACCATTTTCTTAGCATATCTAGTCATAATACCTTTTCTTGGTGTGAATGAAGTAGGATCATATACTAGTGGAGTCATGATTAATGGAATGTATGGAG